ACCGTCCGGGTGCCAATGGCCGTTTGGAACACGTCCCATTCAGCTTTGCCCACCTTGGTGCGTCGATCAATTCCGGCGGGTGCCACAACGTATTGGGCATCCCACTGGTCAAGCTCAAGAACGTGCGTATGTACCGCAGATCCGATGGCCATTGCAGCGGTAGGCTCCTGCGGCAAACGGTTGGGATCCAAGTAGCGTGCCCAGAAATGCAGCGGACTCTTGGCCACCAAATCAAGGTGGCTTTTGCTGACGGCTGAATGGGCGTGATAGGTGGCGTTGTCCATGGCGGGTTGCGTGGAACTCCTAAATCCTATAGCATCAGCTCACACGATGCAACCCCATGCAGCTCAGGCCATATCAAGAGGCTCTGGTCGCGCAGATCAGATTCCAGTACCAGCTCGGTCATTCTTCAGTCCTGGCCGTGCTTCCTACCGGCGGTGGCAAGACAGTCATATTCAGTCACATTGCCCAGTCCGCTGCTCGCAAGGGCAACCGCGTCTGCATCCTTGTCCATCGCGCCGAACTGCTGGATCAAGCCAGCCGCAGCCTTACAGCCATGGATGTGCCACACGGTTGCATCCGTGCCAACCGCAAAATGGACCTTACCCATTCAGTGCAGGTGGCCAGCGTTCAGACGCTTGCCCGCAGGTTGCACCTCATACCGCCTGACTTCTTTCAGCTGCTAGTGGTAGATGAAGCACACCACACCAATGCCGGAACATGGCGGAACGTGGTCGAGCATTTCAGCGCTGCCAAGCTGCTAGGCGTTACAGCCACCCCAATTCGCGGCGATGGTCGTGGTCTTGGCGAGTGGTATCAAGCGATGGTGCTGGGGCCATCAAGCCAACAACTTACGGAAGCAGGTTTCCTTGCATCCGCCAAAGTCTTAGCGCCGCCCGGCTTTGATGCCTCTAGCTTGCGGAAGCGAATGGGCGATTTTGACCAGAAACAAGCCGTTCAGCGCGTCAACACGATTATGGGTGATTGCGTCGGGCATTACCGCAAGCACCTACCAAATCAAACCGCAATCGCCTTCTGTTGCAGCGTTGCCCATGCCGAAGCCGTGGCGGATCTATTCAAATCGGCGGGCATCGCAGCGGCGAGCATTGACGGCACTATGAGCAATGATTGCAGGCAAGATCTGTTGCAGCGCTTGGGATCTGGCAAAATCAAGGTGCTGACCAGCTGTGCCCTTATCGGTGAAGGTGTAGATGTTCCCAGTGTTGGCGGTTGCATCCTGCTCCGCCCTACCGAGTCGGTTGGTTTGCACCTCCAGATGATTGGTCGCTGTCTCAGACCACTGGATGGCAAACGTGCCGTTGTGTTGGATCACGTCGGCAACACCCTTCGGCTTGGCCACCACTTAGAAGATCGCCAATGGAGCCTTGATGGCATCAAAAAACGTGACGGCAACGTAGCGCCATCAGTCAAGGTATGCCCTGTTTGCTTTGCCACCAGTCCAAGCGCTGCTCAAGCTTGCGAGGAATGTGGAAACATCTTTCCAGTTCCAGAGCGGCACGAGTTAAAGCAGGTGGATGGGGAATTGGTAGAGATGTCAACAAAAATAAATTGCTATGAAGTTGGGGACAGGGTTGATTTTAATTTGGCTGGCTTTTATTATGGAAAACCTAAATGGCATAGTGGCTACACTATTGTTGCAAAATTAGACAATAATACATATGAAATAAAAACACACAACCAACATAGCCCTCGTGTGGCTAACACTATAGCCTTGCGTTATCCTTCGGAAAGAAGTGAAGGTGATCGTCAACGCCGCGAGCAAGGCACAGCCCAAAGCCTTGAGGACTTGCGCGAACTAGCAAAGCAGCGCGGCTATAAGCCAGGTTGGGCAGAACGGGTGTATCAGGCTAGGTTGGCCAAAAGGCATGGCTGAAATTGACGGAGCAGCAAATCCAACAGCACATCCGCCTTGCTTGCGGTAAAGGCAACTGTCGCCTATTCCGCAATAACACCGGGACGCTGAAGGATGCCAACGGACGCCCGGTCCAGTTTGGTCTTTGCAAGGGCAGCGCCGACCTGATCGGTTGGAAGCAGGTCACCATCACGCCAGATATGGTTGGCCAGCAAATAGCGGTCTTTCTGTCCATCGAGGTCAAGACCCCGACCGGCAGGGTGCGGCCAGAACAACAGCAATGGCTAGACGCGGTGCAAGCGGCTGGTGGTGTTGCTGGGATCGCAAGATCCGTAGAGGATGCGCTGACCATTATCAAGTAGCGCAAACGACTACAAACTGCTACGCTGGCTTGGAGCAGCCCGTCCCCATGAAGCCTCTATCAATTCGCCTGCCCGATCGGCACATTGCCTGGCTTGATCGCCAAGCCGCTGATATCGCCTCCAGATCCGTGGTCATTCGCCACCTCATCGACCAAGCCATCCGCCAGCAGGAACAGCCAAAAGCATGAAGCCCATCCAATTTGAACAGGCTCGCTCCTTTATCGGTGCCTTAAAAAAAACAAGTGATACCGTTCGCCTTCGTGCCTTTTATCCTTCAGGCCATCAGTTCAAAGCCGGTGATGCTGGCCGCAAAGGCGTACCCTCTCGCGCAACCGTAGAGCAGTGGCAGTCCGAAGGTCGTGGCGTCTACATCGTCATCAATGACGGCGGTGACAACGATTCCGAAATAACCACTTGCCGCGCTGTCTTCTGCGAATGGGACGATCGCCCCAAAGACTGGCAGGTCACCGCATGGCAGGAACTTGGCCTTCCAGAACCCACAATCCAAGTAGACACTGGCGGCAAGTCAATTCACTCCTATTGGGTCTTTGCTGATCCGATTGATACTGAAAAATGGCGGTCACTTCAAAAGCGCCTCCTAGAACACGCTGACGCTGATCGCACCCTTAAAAACCCATCGCGGGTGATGCGTCTGCCAGGCACCTATCACATCGCAGCAGATGGATCACTCAATGAGATGGCTGCAATCATCCATCAATCTGAGCACTACTACACCATTGCCGACATCGAAATATGCCTTCCAGATGAACAAGCTCATACCCATTCAGTCAACGCACGGCAATACACCGATCACACTCCACATACCCTAAGCGAAATCCAAGATGCACTTAATTGCATCCCAGCAGCCGTCCCAAAGCAAAAGCAATATCCCTTCTATCGCAACCTTCTCTGGGGTTTAATTGCTGCCTGCGAAGAGGCAAACGCATCATCCGAAGATGCTGTGTCGATGATTCAAAGGCACTCTCCAGAGTTTGCCGAGGCGCAGCAAGTTGCCAAGTCTGGTGGTAACCGCGTCACCGCTGGAACCTTTTGGTACTGGGCACGTCATTACGGTTGGAAGCCAGAGCGGTCAATCCCATTGGTGGTAATGGACCCACCCATAACGGCCATCAAAACATCAGGCCAACGCTTAGCAAAACTAGAAGCCAACGAATTGCTTGAGCAACTCAAAGAGGCTGGAAACCTAAGGTATAACATTTTCACCCAACAGATAGAACGTGATGCACTACCGCTTGAAGGTGCTGAGCATTACTACCTTGAAATCGCCGAACGTGGTGGCAAAATTTCAAAGGAAATTGCCATGGATTGTCTCGTGAAAGTAGCCAAAGCCAATCCATATGACCCGATTAAAAACTACCTTGATCACGTTGCCAAGCATGACCAGCCCACCTACATCGATCGGCTTGCGTCTACTTACCTACGTTTAGGGGATGCAGTCCAACCGCAACCCACTCTTTACGACCACATGCTTCGCTGCACCCTGATCGCAGCAGTCCGCCGCATTTACGAGCCTGGCAGTAAACACGACCACGCAACGGTCCTCATGGGTGAGCAAGGTGCTCGCAAGTCATCGTTCTGGGGAGCCATCGGTGGCCCTTTCTTTTCCGATGCCTTGCGTGACATCTCCAGCAAAGACGACTTGATGGTGCTCCACAGGTCCTGGATCATGGAATGGGCCGAGCTGGACCACATCACCTCCAAGAAGCACGCAGGCATCGTCAAAGCCTTCCTGTCCCAGTCCACCGACATGTTTCGCGTGCCCTATGGCAAGGCCACAGAGGCTTACCCAAGGCGTTGCATCATCGTCGGCTCTACCAATCGCGACAGCGGCTTCCTGGTCGATGAAACGGGCAACAGGAGGTTCTGGGTCATACCCGTCACCAGCACCCTTCAGAACCCCATAGACGTGTCATCCCTGCTTAAGGAGCGCAACGCCATCTGGTCGGCAGCGGTAGCCGCCTTCCGCAACGGTGAACCAAGCGTGCTCACAGCCGAACAGGAGCAGCAGGTAGCCACCCAGAACCAGGACTACCTTGTCGAATCGCCATGGCGCACACCCATCGAGTCTTGGCTGATACAGCCCTCCAACAGGCTAAAGGACATCACCACCGACGTGCTGTTGACCGAGGCCATCGCCAAGCCGGTCGAACGGCAGAGCCGGGCTGATCAGATGCAGGTGGCCAGCATTCTCCGCGAACTGGGATACGACAGAAGGCGCTCAAGGATCCAGGGCATTCTCAAATGGGTCTACTTTCGAGACAAGCAGGAGTAGCCAGGTGTTCCTACCACGCCAAATCCAGTAGGAACAAAAAAATCCAGCCGTGCCAACCGTTGTTCCTATGTTCCTATGATCCTACCTATTATGTGTATATATATAATATAGGTAGTAAGGGGGGGTACAGGGCTGTTTGGTAACTCTCTATAGGAGGTGAGCACAGTAGGAACTGGGAACAGCCTCAGTCTCACGCCATCCCACCCGCTCGGGGCCATGCCCTAACCTGTCCCACATGGCATCCATCTCCGACCTACGGTCCGACCACAAAAACGCCCGTAAGCGCACCGACAGGTCCGCAACCCTTATTGAAGAATCGCTTAAGCGGTACGGTGCAGCCCGCTCTGTGGTCATCGATGAAGACAACCGTATCCTTGCTGGCAACGGCACCGTTGACGCCGCCAAGCGGGCAGGCATCTCCAAGGTGCGGGTCATCGAAACCGATGGTGACGAGATCATTGCCGTCAAACGCACTGGCCTAACCGAAGATCAAAAGATTGGCCTTGCCTTGGCTGACAACCGCACCTCCGATCTGTCCGAGTGGGACAAGGAGATGCTTCACCAACTCTCCGAAGAGCACGACATCACGCCATGGTTTGAAGCCGAAGACCTAGCCCAAATCATGGGCGAGGTGGAAGTCATCCCAGCCGAAGGCTTGACCGATGCGGATGACGTACCTGAAGTGCCAGAGGAACCCACGACAAAGCCAGGTGATCTTTGGATCCTCGGCAACCATCGCCTGCTTTGCGGGGACAGTACAGATGTGCTTGCCGTTGAGCGGTTAATGGATGGGCAGAATGCAAACATGGTGTTCACGGATCCGCCTTACGGAATGAATCTGGATACTGATTATTCAAAAATGGGAGATGGCGGCAAAACGCATCGAGCCGTGATTGCAGATGATGAGCAATATGACGCTGGTTTTCTGCTGGCAACATTTGACTATTGCAAGGAGATCTTTCTCTGGGGAGCTGATTACTACGTTGAAACCTTGCGTCGTTCTTATCCAGATCTTGGCAGTTGGATTGTTTGGGACAAATACAGCGACCAAGAACGCAATGGACTGCTAGACGGAAGATTTGGCAGTGCATTTGAAACCTGCTGGTCTAAGACACGGCACAAGCGCGAGCTGGCAAGGGTGTTAGTAACAACCAACTACACAGCAAGGGGCGACGAGACTCGCGTGCATCCAACGCAGAAGCCAGTTGCATTAGCCGAGTGGTTCTTTGACCGTTGGGGCAAACAGGGTGACGTCGTTGTTGATCTATATGGAGGCAGCGGTAGCACGCTCATTGCGTGCGAGAAGACCGGCCGCCAGGCGCGGCTGATGGAACTGGACCCCCGCTACGTGGACGTGATCGTCAAGCGCTGGGAGGATTTCACCGGCAATAAAGCTATCCTTGAGGAAAGTCAGGAGGCTTACTGATGGCCTCGCCACGCAGTACACAACTTGAAACCCAAGATCGCGCAGCACGTTTTGCGCGAATTATTGCCAATGGTGGCCGTAGGTCGGATTGCGTACGCTTTGCAGCAGAGAACTGGGGGGTTAGCGAACGCTCCGTTGATAAGTACCTAGCGGTCGCTAGGGACCAGCTGAAGGCCGACTGGGACATCGAAAGGCCCCAGATGATCGCTGACCTGCTTTCGCAGTGCTCAACGCTGCAAATGGAGGCCAGGCGTGCTGGGCAATTTCACATTGCCTTAGGTGCTATCAACACAGCGGCAAAGCTGGCGCAACTCTGTTCGTGAGCATTCTTGCTGGCCTGCGTGAAGGCCACGTCTTGCAGCAGTTTGGCCGTGGCAACGATGATATGGATGAAGTGGAGGTGCTGCAACGCATCCGCAGCGACCTGCACCCTGGGCAGCTTGCATTCGTTGACGACCAGACCACCAGCATCCTTGGCGTGTCCGCTGGCTATGGCGCCGGTAAGACGCGAGCACTGTGCGCCAAGGCTGTGCACCTTGCCATGGCAAACCAAGGCTTCATCGGCGTGGTGATGGAACCCACGGGTCCGTTGATCCGCGACATCTGGCAGAGCGATTTCGATGACTTCCTTGAGATGTACGACATCCCGTACACCTTCAGGGCGTCACCACTGCCTGAGTACAACCTCCACCTCCCCGGTGGCGATACCAAGATCCTGTGTCGCAGCTTTGAGAACTGGCAGCGGATCATCGGCATCAACGGCGCCTGGATCCTGGCTGACGAGATCGACACGGTGAATCCAGCCATCGCCAACAAAGCATTCCCAAAGATCCTGGGCCGCTTGCGTTCCGGCAATGTGCGGCAGTTTGCGGCCGCATCGACACCAGAAGGTTTCCGCTGGATGTGGCAGACCTTTGCCAGTGAAGACGGTAAAGGGCGTGAGGATCGGCGATTGATCAGGATGCGGTCGCAGGACAACCCATACCTACCGCCTGAATTCATCGAGCGGATGCAGGCCAACTATGACCCGCAGCTACTTAAGGCATACCTCGATGGAGAGTTTGTCAACCTGACAACAGGTCAGGTATATGACCGGTTTGATCGTGCTAAACATGTGGCCGTACAAATGCCGGACATCAGCCGCGAGCCGCTGCGGATCGGCGTGGACTTCAACATAGGCATGATGTCTGCCGTGATCGCCATCCGCGTTGGGAAAAGCCTCTACGTCGTGGATGAAGTCAGCGGTGCCCATGACACCGACGCATTAGCCCAGAAGATCAAGGCGCACTACCCAGACCACAAGATCTACGTTTACCCAGACGCCAGCGGCGGCAACCGCAGTACAAACGCAACACAAA